GAGTTACGTGAGATTAGGCGTTCGTTTGGGACACTGGCAGAGTAACGATCAAGTATACATAGATCTGCATGGTAAAACAGGCAGACGTGTGTATGCTGAATGGAATATACCAACTGAGGAATATGAAAATGCATGATGATGAAGGAACTTTGATCTCTGAGTTGTTAACAATTACAGCTCTTCTTGGAGGTAAAATGGAAAGGTATGAAACTTTAAATTCTGTTGGCAGATCTTCTAAGAAGATTGTAATAGAATATGATATTAAGGTAAAAGAAAAATGATAGAAAGTAGAGAAGATTTTCTAGCACTCTTAAAAGAAGATGCATATAAGAAGGGAGATTTTACCTTATCATCTGGTAAGAAGAGTGAACACTATGTTAACTGCAAGCCAGTGACCTTACAGGGTGATGCCCTTATGTTTATTAGTTGGTGTATGTTAGAGTGCCTTGAGGAGGATTGTGATGCAGTAGGAGGACTTACATTAGGTGCTGATCCATTGGTAGCAGGTGTTGCTATGGTATCAGCAATAGAAGAAAGATATCTAGATGGGTTGATAGTAAGAAAGGAACCTAAGGGACATGGAACAAAGGCATGGATAGAAGGTCCAACCTTAGCACCTAATTCTAAGGTAACTGTATTGGAAGATGTTATTACTACAGGTGGTTCTGCTATTCAGGCAGCAGAGAAATTAAGAGATGGTGGATATATAGTAGAGAATGTAGTGGCTATTATTAATCGTCAAGAAGGAAGTGAAGCAGATGATGCTATGGATGCTGCTGATTTAAATTTGATTAGTCTTTTTAAATTGGAGGAGTTATTCTAATGGAACTTAAAGATACTTTAGTAACAGGAGCAACAGTTCTAGCAGTAGGAACTAGTAGTGTTGTTGGTGGTAATCAGGTTATGGATAAGGTCAACAAAGGACCAGAGAGGAGAAGGGATGCTACTGTTGAAAGAGTAATGGCAGAACTTGTTCCCTACATAGATCAGAGGATACAGCAATTAGTTCCTACTACAACAGGTCCTGTAGTTCCTACTACAAAAGAACCACAAGTAGATTATAGAGAAACCACACCACAGAGGTAATTATGGCGAGTGAAACAGATATAGAACAAAGTTCTAAAATAGCTGCTTTAGAAAAGGATATAGAAATATTACGTGATGAAGTAGCACGTTATAAAGATAAGGAACATGAAGACCTTACGTCTAGATTGCGTAGTTTAGAGAAGCAAGTGTGGGGTGCTGGTGCAGTCATTGCTGTGCTCTTTGCTGGTGTTGGTATCATTACTCAGATGGAAGATGATGATGACTGGGATGAATCAAGAATTGAGCAAGTAATTTATAGAGCATAATGTCTCATCCTAATGGTTACACTAAGGAGATGATCAAGGAGATCTTAGGATCTTCATGGCCTGAAAAAGGTGATAGAGAATCTGGTAATCAAGAGAGAAGAAGGATAGGTAATGAGAGGAGAGCAGGGACAAGACCTTACCCCAAGTATCCATCAAAGGAGTCAAGGATAGCAGATACCTCAGGTAAGTTTGATGAGAATGGAGAATATATTTACCTAGAAGATTCTGGTTTTAATTATGTTCAATGGTTGAAAGATAATCCTAATTCAACTGAAGCTAGTTCATATGGTAATAAGGTCTCATGATTCCTGATATTGGTATTATTAATATTGATTCTTTGGGTGTTCCTAGCATTAATAATATTAGTGTGGGTAATGTGGGGATACGTAATGTGAATGTTAGAAATGTACAATTAGCAAATGTAAGAAAAGTAGATGTGCCTGATGTAAATATATGGATGGAAGAACCACCACAGGCAATACCACCTACTGTTCCTGTAGTAGTTAATATAGGTAAACCTATTGTTAATATGCCTGGTTGTGTCAGGGTACACAAAGAGAATTTAAAGCAAAGATCAAAGAATAAAATGTTGGTCAATGATGACCCTAAAGGTAATACAGTATTGTGTGATGCAGGTGCTCCTTATTATCAACCAGTAGATTATCAGTCGCAAGGACTTACCTGGACTACTGTAGTACCAGAAGAACCAGAACCAGATGGTATTGATAATAATAATGAAACGCCAGATCTCCCTACACCAGAACTTCCAGGAGCACCTACAATTCCTCCTACAACAGCAGAAGACAAAGAATGTCCTGGTCCTAAAGACTTAAGGGTTGGAGATTATTCTACAAGTGGAGATGAGAAAGTAGTAGGACATGAATGGAATGGAGATCAAACCATATGTATTGTCCAGTGGGAACCTGTAGGTGTTGTAGAGAAATATTTACCTAGTGCTAATGTTGTGACTACTACTGCTACTATTGCTGTGGTTGCGACAAGCTCTGCCCTACTTGCCAAACCCCTAGCGGACCTTCTTTTGAAGGTGATAAAGCCTCTTGTGAAGAAGGTTTCTGCCAAGGTAAAGAAAGCCCTCGGAAAAACTGACCCTGTTCTTTCTGTTTCTGAACGGAGGGCAGAGCAGAGAGATCGGAATCAAGCAATTCAGACTCTGAAGAAGGCTTTGAAGGCGAAGAAGTAGTAGTATTACTTAATTGGTGTGTATGGTTAGGTAGTGAACCAGGTCTTGCTTGTGTTACTATAACATCAGCGCATATAGAAGCATAAGGTGATTTGGGATGGAACATGATACCGTTCTGCATTAATTCACCACAATTTTTGAGACGCGCGATCTCAAAATCCAAACGTTTATTAGCAGTGAGTTGAGCTTGCTGTTCTATTTGAGTGGTTGCTGCCTGTTGACATAACCTTTGCATACTTCTATTCAATGGTACAGAAAGAGTAGCAGATAATCCTACGTTAAAATTTTGATTAGCTCTCATGTCAGTGCGCACAGGTTTTTCCCATACCACTTCACCTGGATTGTCTGGCTTTCCATCAGGACCATCTACTTCAACTATAATTTCCATAGGGTCTCCATCATCCCACCATCTTACAGTATCTCCATTAGCATCAACATAAGTTGCTGTATTATACCAGTTTTCATCTATAGGTATCTTATCTCCATTCTCATCATATACTAATTGACCAGCATTATCATGCTTCCATCCATTATACCAAGGATAATTCTTTACTGTAGTGGTAACTTCAGTCATCTTACCAGTAAAGTCATTCATATTATATTGTGGTTCCATATAATAATCTTCCCAAGGGTATTTCCTTGAGTCACTGTATTGAACATACGGTGTGAAGTTAGCAGTAGCCCCCTGACACTGGATGCCATTGCCATATGTGTTAGTAATATATGGACCTTGTAAAACTTGTATTGCCTGGTTCGTTACTGAGCCGCTAGAGTTGGCTATCGGATTAGCAGTAGCACTAACACCACCTACTCCTTGTGCTAAAGAAA